CAGGGCTTCCTCGTTGCCCTCGAGGGTGTTGTCTCCGGTGACGCCGGCTCCCCGCAGTTTCATGCGAAGTCCGAAGGTGATCTTGTCTCCGGCCTTCTTCTCGAGATCGGTCTTGCGCTCGATGACCGATCCGACGAATTTCTTGAAGTAGCTTTTCTTCTCCGCTTCGACCGCAAGCGAAGTGCTCCACCGCTTGACGGCTAACGCATGGTTTACACCAAATTCGGTTTGCGCCATATTCCTTTACTCCTTGATTTTAGATTTCCCCGCGCAGCCATTTTTCCTGCTGATCGGGGGTTAAGCCCGCGTACCCTCTTTCTCCGTCCACGATCATCTTCCCATCGGGGGGAGTTCCCGGGAGGTTCCCGATATTCACTCCCTGGTCCACGATGTTGAACTTCGCCATGAGCTGCTTCGTAACGTCTGCCGTGATCTTCGGGATGAGCTCCCCCTCGATCCGTTCCCGGGCGGCTTTCGGATCTACCCCGGTTTCCACCAGTTTCGACAGCACCTTGAACAGCTTCGGCGCTTCGATCCCGGTGGCTCCGATCATATTCCGGATGGTTTCCTCCGAGAGTCCTTCCCCAAGGAGCAGTTCCTCCATCTGAGGGGCCTTATCGAAGAAATCCGGAACTTCGGCCTTGATCTCCCGTTCCAGCTCCCGTCGCGTGATATCGTCCCGTAGCTGCTGGTTCTGCGACATGAGCAACCGGACGGCTTCTTCGGGGTCCTCGAGGATGAGCGCGGCCGGATCCTTCTCCGGTGGTTTCTCCTTCTCGAGGGCTTCGAGTTTCGCCTGTAGCTCCTGCCGTCTCTGCCGTTCCGCTACGAGTTCCTTGAGCGGTACGCGCCTTTCCTCCGCGACGGGGGGTTTCACGGGTTCAGCCGCGGTTTCCTTTCCCGGTTCGGGCTCCTTCCCCTTTTCCGGTTCGGGTGTCGGTTCCGGAGCGGCGGCTTCCTTGCCGGCATCCGGGATGTCCTCGCCCGTCAGTTCCGCTTCCGTGAATTCGATTTCCTGCTGCATTTCTGCCATGGTGTATCTCCCTTTTTACGCCTTGGAAGGCGGTTTCTTGCCCTCCGGGGTAACGCCCCCGGGCGGCGGTTTCGGAGCTTTGATGAATTCCGCGGCTTTTTCTGCCGTTGTATCCTTGATTTGGGTGATCGCTCCCCACGTTTCTCCGGCCATGATTTCCGCAGGACTTCTTCGGCCGATATTCCAGGCTGCGGGGGCCCCATCGGTTCCGGCTCCTTCTTCTCCGGCGCGGCCGGCGCCGCGGGGGTTTTCTCCTTGGCGATCTGATCCGCGAGGATCTTCTGCTGCGTGAGTTGATCCTGCTTCTGCACCGCTTCGGCGAGTTTCTGCAGCACCTTTTCCTTGTTCGGAAGGTCCGTCATCTCGAACGACACTTGCATAACCGGCAGGGCGATATCCGGTGGCATCCTGGACGCGAAATCCATGAGGGTGCGGCTCATCCATTGGCGGGTGGTTTCCGTCTCCGGGTGATCGGATACGACGATATCGTACCGGCCCTGCGAGATCATGTTCTGCCCGTTCTGGTTGAACGTCACGAATTTATCCGCGCCGGTCTGCTCGTCCGTGATCCGGATGACCTTCTCGTAGTCCCAATACTGCCGCATCATCGACAGCATGAGCTCTCCCATGCGGCGTTTCGTGAGTCTCAGGTTATCGAACGGCTCCGTGTTGACGGTAGCTCCCTGCCGCTGCCGCGCTTCGATCGCCACTCCGGACCTTGCGTTGGTCTGCTGCCCCATCTGTTCCTCAACGGCTCCGGAGACTTCCTGGAGCTCCATCTTGGCTTCCTTCATGATCTCGAAGTGCTCCCGTGCTACCGCCACGTCCTGGGAGAACTGGAATTTCTTCATGTTCAAGGCGCCCTGGTTCAGTTCGATCCACGCATCCGGCCGGCTGATCTCCCGCTTGGCTTGCTGCGGATCCTTCAACGCGCCCGTCTCGAAGAACACCCTTCGCGTCGTGATGATATGCGAATACTGGCTGCGGTTTTTATTGATCTCCCGCTGCGGATCCTTCATGTTGCGGATCATTCCGTACGGTGCGCCTTCCTCGTCCATGTAGCAGATAAACGGCACCAGCGGGAACCGGTTGTGCTGGTACGGGAGCAGCTTCTCTTCCTCGAGGACCGTATCCCCGGAGAAGATCGCCACCCAAATCTTCTGTACGGGCTTTTTAATTACCTTGATGACGGACGGATTGGCGATTATCTCCTGGTTGGCCGAGATCATGGCTTCCGATATTTCCCTTACCTCGCCGCCTTTCAGTTTCAGGAAGATCGCCGGCGCGGTTTTCTTGAAGTACATCTGCACCAGAAGGACTCGCTGCCGCGCTCCGTCCACGAACCGCACGGGCTTACCCGCCGCGTATTGGTCCGGGAGCACTCTTGAGTGCTGCGTACCCCCCGTGCTTTTCGATTCGTCCATCGCGGCCTGCAGTTCTTCTTTCTTCTCCGGCCACGTCTGCTGCGCGACATCGAGATCGACCCATCTTTCCTTGAAAACGTACCTGGCATCGTCCAGGAGGATATCCCTGGCGTAGGGATCCCATCCCACCTTCCGCCAGTCGAGATAATCGAGCGAGATTTCCTCCTCGAGCGGATCCTCGTTCTGGCAGATTTCCACCCATCCGATGCCGGCTTTCAGCCCGTCGAAAAAGACATCCGACATTTTATGATCGGCGTTATTCTGATCCTGTATGTACTTGAATCCCGCCGAGATCGCGTCCGCGGTCGCTCCATCCTGGGCGCCCCTGGGTTTCGCGTTTATATCCGTCCTCGAGCGGATCTCGATGCCCTTCTGCAAGTCGATCGTCGGCTTGATCCGGTTGATGGACAGCACCGGCCGGCCTTCTTTCGTGAGGATATCGATATCCTCCTGCTTCCATTGGCCCTTGCCGCCGTGATAGAACTTCGCATCCTCGAGGGATTCCTCTCTCCAATCTCCCGAGCTCGAGATCGCTTCCTGATGCCATCTCTTATACGTCGAAACGGCCGATGTTTCGGTTTTCACTTCATTCTGATCGACCACAATCCCTCCTTCGGAGGTATCCTTAGACGCTCATCCAGCTACGGCCGAGGATTTTAGGCTCGTACCGGCGTTTCTTTTCCAGTTCGGACAGTTCCTCTGCCATTCCGAAGTAGTAATCCTTCAGTACATCGTACAGATACGCGCCCATATTGATCCCGTCATCGAACCAGACCGGGAAATTCCTCATCTCCATCTTCATCCGATCGACGTAATTCGACGGACAGGCCGTGGAGTAGAACATTTTCCCGTTATTCAGCGGCCACGCAAGCGCGGATTCGATCATTTTCTTTTTATTTCTTCCGGCCGGACGTAAAAGCACACCGTTGCCGCCTTTTTCCCACGATATGAACCGTCCGTAGGCTTTAAGGGCGTTCGCAACGTGGATATGCGTGGTGGACACTCCTACTTTTTCGATGCCGATCTTCATGATAATGCCTGCTTTCAGGTACATCCGGACGATCTGATCGATCGCTTCCGATTCCGAAGCCGGCGTGATCCATAGATCCTCGAAAAACACCCTGCTCTGGCCGATATCGTCTGAAAACGGCTCCACCGCCACCACACCCACGGCCCAGGAGTCCGTTCCCCGCTGCCGCACGTTGCTGTCCATGTCTCCCGCCTGATCGACCAGCATGAACCTGTAGACATCCTTCGGTATCAGCCGCCGCTCTATCGGCAGGAACAGCTCCGGGTTTAATTTCTGATCCGCGATCGGGCTTGGATCCAGTAGTTGCTGGCAGTTGAACGTCCTCGTCAGTTTCAGATCGTCCCATCGTTTCTGCGAGACGTACACCGGCGTTCCCGTTGCCGTTCCATCGTCGGATCCTGGCCGGAACCTGTAGGTGTACCGGGGCTCTCCTTCCGGCGTGGTGATGCCCTTGATGTACGTCAGCGGATCCGCGTGGTGGTAATACGTTCCGATCACCCGATGGTGGCCATCGTCCGTACCGAGGTTCTGGCTGGAATCGAATTTCGTCTTTACCTTCTCCATCATATCCGGGGATTCGGCCATGTCCTCCGTCGATATATCGTCGTACACCCTGCGCTTGAAATGGAAGCCGGTGGGCATCCCTTCGACCAGTCCCCAGGCCGATATGTTCGGCTCCTTGCGATTCGTGCTGCGTTTCAGGATCAGCCCTTCGTCCAGACTCCAAAGCGGCGCTTCCTTCTCGCAATTCTTCCAAACGACATCCGGGAAGCAATGATGCAGGATCCGCTCGTTCTGGAACGTCTCCTTGATGGAGAACAGGAATTTCTTCGCAACCGGCCGGACGTAGGAGAATATCCCGGTGGCTTCGTTGGGCTCTCTAAGGCAGAACTGAATCGTCTCCGCGATCGTGATGATCGTACTCTTGAAATGCTCCCGGGCCCAAACGTCGAGCGTGTAATCCTTCGCGCCCGTCTCCACGTCCCGGCAAGCCTTCACGACGAACGGGTGATTGGCGATCGGTATTTTCAGCACGAAATACACGATGAAGAACAGATCGTCAAGGATCCATTGGCGAAGGGCGTCCCGCTCCGGCCACTCCTTGCTTGCGATCTTAGCCGCCAGCACTCCGTAGTCCCATTTATACGGGCATCCCGGTATCGGCTCGAATTTCTGCCCGTTGATCTCGATCACGGGTTCTTTTCCTCGAGGGACTTCCTCACGACAACCGCCTTGATCTTCACCCGGGGAGCGTTCTTGCGCAGCTCGTTGAATTTCTCGCGGGTGATCCTCGTACGTTCGATGGCTTCCCGCCGCAGCTTCTCCCGGTCCACCCGGGCGAGCTTCGGATCCGGCGCCGGTGAATTCACGGGCCGGTCCTTCGGCATCGCTTCGACCGCCTTCGCAAGCAGCGTGGCGGCTTTCACCCTGCGCAGCAGCAAATTCCGCTTGTGGGGGTCCGGTTCGGATACAGCAGACAGCCTTAAGGCTTCCGCGGTAGCCTTCAACTCAGCCACCCCGGAGCCGGCGAACAACTCCGCAAGGCGGTCGCTCATGGGCCGCTCATCCGCATCGGCTTAACACCCTTCGGGATCATGCTGGCGCGCGGGTTGCTCTGCCTGCGGCCAGGAGTCCACCCATGCTCAACAGCGTTCAACAGTCGCTTCTGAGCCATGGCCTTCTCCAACGTGGTCTTTTTCGAGTGAACCATCGTGGGAGTCCGGACCTGATACCCACCGTCTTTCTTCGTGATCGATACGGGCATACCCCTCTACCACCCCTCAAACCGACGAAGAATCCGGCTCACCTGAGACGGCGGCATCCGAGCCAGCATCCGGAAAACAATCCGCATGACCTCCTTCACCTGGGCAATGCTGATGCTGATCTTGCCGCCTTCCTCCAACGTCACACGTCGAGCAAATTCGTTAAGGTTCATAAAAACTATTCAACCTCCTTCAACATCTTCTTCTGCTCCAAATTCATGCCGCCAGGTAACGCACGAACACCACTCGCGGAATCCTTCACGCCACCCGTGACAACGGAATCCAACAACCGCTTCTTCGCTCGAGCCTTCTTCCGAAGGTCCGAGACAATCGAACTGCCAGGAGATAAACCCTCGTCCTCGCCGTATAACTCCCGATCACCCATAACCCTACTTCCCCTTCGGCTTCGGGCCGCATTTCTTCTGCATCGTCATCTCCTTCCCGATAAGCAAAATATACAACCGCGATCCAAAATCCAAAACAGAACGATCAAACCGGAAACCAACAAAACCGCGAACATGAAACCCCTCCGGAAATCCACTCAATGAAATCTCTGGCAAGGCATATCAATGTATGGGAATACAGCGAAGTGAAACCTCACGCGCTCCAAAATGAACCGGTCCAACTCCGGACACAACCCATCCAAAATCATAAAAAATTGCGCCGGCATCAAGACGGGATCCTCGACTACAGACGCGGGGGCCCGCGGGGGCCCGCCCCCCCCCTCCCGCGCAGGCCCAGGCGCAACGCCCGCGCAGCCGGCAGCGGGAACGAGCGGAGGGGAGGACGGTGGATCGGCGGCTCGATCGTTTCGATGGATCGTGTCGGTGGGAGGGTGGCTATCGGGCGCCAGTTCGGTGGGTGAGGGTGGCGGCAGGGGGCGGGTATTTGACATAATATGCCTTACCCGCCGCTGCCGATGCTGATTTCATTGAGGATTTCCCCATCTACCGTTTCCCCAACCTCCAAAACACCACATCTTGTGGTCGAATCCGGTCCCAAGCCTTGCGGGACGGGCGCTGCCGGGGCCATGTTGATCTGTACGAACTGGTAAGAATCTCCCCCGACCTCCTGCCGTGAAGGATAGGCAACGGAGCGGTAGTCTTTCGCAACGGCGACAACATCACTTCCCTTGAACGCTTTCATTTTCAAGCCTTTACCTATGACATGATCGTAAAACTTGCCCAATTTCTCGTTCCGGCAAGCAGACACAAGGGCTTGCGGATCATCTCCTTTTTCCCTGAGTCTCGCAGCTATTTTCCCTCCTGTTGACGGTGCGAGCCCGAGCATTTCCGAAGCCTTCTGTTGCGAATATCCTTGAGATATTAGCACTTTGAAGGACATTTCTCTTGCAAGCACGGTGACATCAGGTTTTCTTGATTTCCTTTTTGATGGGTTAGGGGATGGGATGACCTGTTCCATGGCGTGTTCCATGGGAGGGGATGATACGCATTTTTCCATTTCGGTGTCAAGCTTTATTTTTTACAGATTGCCATTTCCCTACAGGCTGCGGAGCGGCATTTTGCGTCTTTGGTTTTAATTCCTTTTCCTCCGCCTTCTCCTTCTCTTTAATACCCAAGGGGAGGGTGGGGGGGGGGGGGGAGGGGTGGGGTATGGTATACCTTCTATATAGTATTGGAGGGGGGATGCGGACTTATCAACAGGGTGACAAGTATTGTTTTGGCACATTGTATGCTATCGGTCGTGTTGGCACGGTTTTCTCTTTTTGGCGTGGTTGTGGATGCCGTTGTGGATTAAATATATTTTCGTTAATGATTACGCCTGGATGACTCATTTTCAGGGGTTGTGGAGTATTATTTGGCCCGATTCTCTCACCTATATAGGTTAAGAGGTAAAAATCAGACGGGAAGGAGGAACCGGATGGATAGCAAGAGGGGGGCCAAGAGGGTGGATGAGTGACCTGAATCTGTTGTGCTTCGGCTGCGAAAGACCGTTCCGGGAATGTGCTTGTGGTGACGGGCCCACCGGCTACACCGCCCG